TTCAGTTCTTGCGATAGTATTAGCCCGACTTTGGCTCACTTCGCCTGTATTCATTATCTCGTTGGCTATCTCTTTCGCTCTCGCGCCGGTAACCAGCGCTTCAGTCGCCAGATGGTGCAACCGTTCCGCCGCTTCCAGCGGAATTGACCGAATCAACCCGACTTGAGCGGCGAGCACTTCCTGAAACAGCAAGCCGGTCGATGCGCGCTCGATCTCACGCCGCAGCCCGATCCCGAGCTCACGGCCCAACTCGCTCCAGGCTCCCGCGTCGCGGCGAGAAACTTCCTCGAGCATCCGCCGGCCGACACTCTCGGCCCACGGGCCGATCAGATCGCTGTAGCCTTCCAGGGTTTCTACAATGCGACGCGCAGCGTCGGGATCGACCGTCTCCGTACCCAGGGGAAACAGACCGTGTACGAGATCGGCGATCGCGCGAGCCACGCGCCGCAGCTGCCGACCATACCAGATCTCGGAGCGTCGGGCACTCTCGAAGCGGCGGCGGGCCCGAGCGGCTAGTCGCCGGCGTTCGGCGCGGGAGAGTTCAGGCACCAGCAAGCAACAGCGTCATCCTTACATGTCCGCCGTCCCAGTCCTCATCGGCGATCAGCTGTGCCAACGCTTCGATGCCGCGACCCTCGACGGCCGCCGCATCATTGTCAGCTTTGTAACTCCACTCGGCGGTGTGGTGCATTCGAACCATTCGAACCACCTCGTGACGACCACGGCGGTAATATGCGGCCGTCAATTCCGGGGGCGAGCTTTTGGTGGAGAACGCCAGCGGGCCCTGGTGAAAACCCGCGCGGATCAGCATTCGCTGTATCCGCCCAACGCGGCGGTTGTACTCGGCTAGTCTCCGCCTCCTATTCCGGGAGAGTTCAGCCATCCTCTTTCAGGAAATCCTTGGCTAGAACAACCCACGCATCAAGCTGATCAATGGCGGCGACCATATTCTTCAACCGCACTCCTTCGTGGCACCAGTCTTCAAGCTCACCTATTGCCTCTCGCCATCCGCCGCTCAACCGTACAGCGGCCTCTATCAATTTACGGGCCGCATCAGGATTCCTCACGCCACGGTCGTTGTCGGCGCCCGGTACTCCTGCTTGATCAGCCACTTCTTGAACTCCGCCATCGGAGTAAAGGAACGGGGTCTATTGACCCCGCCCGGAGCGATCCTACCCCCCACTTGAGGCGGGTCTCACATCACGAGCGGAATTATACGCGGTCAACACCTTTTTTCAAGCCGCATCGCGGCGACGGGTCGCCAAGTCAATCACCTCAGGATCTGCAACTGGCTTCGGTCGGCGCCCAAAGATGCCCCGCAGGCGATCGCCGAGGTGCAGATGCAGCCGCGCCTTGGGCACATGCAGCGGCGGGCGGCGGCTGCCACCCTCCTCAGGCGCCCGCGGTCCTTGCGGCCGCAAGCCGGGCTGCTGCTCTCCAGGTTGCGCCATGCGTTCCTCGGAGCCTGGGACCCCGAATTGACCCGGCTGCTCCTCCCCGCCTTCCATGCCCGGCATTTCGCCAAAGCCCGGCGGCGGCTCTTCCATGGCGGCGTTCACATCCTCAGCGGTGATCGTTGACCACATCCCGGTCTTGCGCGACAGCTGCCGCAACTCCGAGAGCGCCTGTCCGCGGCTGATAATCCCGTCGGCGTAGGCTTGCGTGATGCTCGTCGTGTCGGTCGATGCGACCCCGGATTTGCCTTCCTCGGTCAACTGCCACAGCGGACGGAAGATCCACTGCAGACTCTCGTCTATTCCGGCTATCCTTTTTGAGACGCCTATCATGCGAATGATATTTTGCAGCGGGATCCGAAAGTTTGTTTCCTGAAGTTGTTGAATATTATCGAAGTACATGCGCATATCTGACTCACCGGTCGCCGACATACCGGCTGGAGACATTCCAAAGAGCCGCGTCAATGGTATTTGCAATGCCCCGGCGAGTTGCTGCCCAAACTGGTGCAACGCGTCCGACATGCCCGCAAAGCCGGCGCTCGCAGTAAGATCGAATTCGTCCTGAGCGTCGATAATTGCCATGCCCTCGACACCCATGAAGCGACGCATCATGTCGGCGTGTCTCAATAGCAACTGATAGGAATCGCCACCCTGCGAAAGCATCGTCGTCAGGTTGTGCACCTTGTAGGTACGGATGTGACTCTTTTGAACTGCTTGCGCAGCGCCAGTGGTCGCCGAATCAAAAGCGACCATTCTGTCATACAGCCGCTCCAGTATACTTACGCCCCACAGCTGCTCAGCCACACGCTGCCAGTAGGGCAATCGAATACCCTCAAAACGAATGCAGCGACTGTGATGCACCAATGTGCCTTGCCTCACTGGTGCAAACCCGGTGATCTTGTAGAACTTCGGCAAGCCGACCTCGGGGCCTAAATCAGTCACCAGCGTATTAAGTGTCGGTTCAACCATCCAGCGGTCGAGTGCCAGAATGCCACGGAATGCGCCGTGGCCAATCCGGTCGATATCGAGCGGCTCGTCCCAACTTTGGCCGTCGACCATTACAACCCCGAGCGCGCCGCCGTACAACCGGGCCCACTTCATACAATCGTTTAGAGACTGCCAGATCTTCAACGCAGTCATTTCGTTGTAGATCGCCTGCTCGTCGTTCTCCTCGAGATCAGAAGTAATTTCGAGACCCAATTTGCACATATCGTCGGCGATTAAATCGACCGCAACGCCGCCTAACCAACTGCCGCGATGAATGAATTCGAGAAGGGTTCTGACGCGAGTAATGGCGTTGAAGCCGTAAGTCGACGAATCAAACAGTTCATTGCCAGCCCCCATTCCGAGGCGTAAAGCAAAGTTCTGAAAACTGTCTGTAAACTCTGCTGATGCACCGCTATTACGTAACTGTTGTAGCGCATCTTGAAACTGTCCGGTTCCGACGTGCCGTTGCAGGCGCTCTGCTCCCAGGCTATATTGCCGGGCGGCCTCGATCCCATCCGTCGCGCCTAGTTCAGCCATCCAGGAAGCCTTAAATTGTCCCAGGAAGTCGAATAAGATAAGGAAGTCTATGACGCAGCTAGGGTAGCTCCCGAACGCCGATCCCTGTGTCGGCTCGCTGCGTCACTCGTCATCACAGGGCAGCATCGACAGGGAGATGCGTAAATGCCTTACGGTATTGTATATCTTGTTAAGAATGTTGTTTCCAGCAAACAGTACATAGGCCAAACTGTCAAGACGCGAGAGACGCGCTGGAACGAGCACGTAAATACCGCAAATCGCGGCGCCGGCGATCTACTTCATGACGCTATTCGGGAATTTGGCGGCACTGCATTTGTCTTATCTACTCTGGCCGTTTGCGAGACAAAGCAGGATCTAAACACCACTGAGCGGCGTCTCATCAGGGAATTAAAGACGCAGCATCCCGATGGATACAATCTTAAGTCGGGCGGATCGGGCGGTAAGGGCGACAAGCGGTCTGCGTCCGCCCGCGCCAAGATGACCGCAGCACAGCTTATGCGAGGTCCACACCGGCTAGAGAGCCGAGCGAAAATGTCCGCGTGGCAATCAACTAGGCCACCCGCTTCCGAGGAAACCAAACGGAAGCGCAGCGAATCTCTCTTGCGTTATTTCGAGACACATTCCCCGCCGCCTGTCAGTGATGAGACGCGAGCGCTTTTGAGTGCAGCCGGCAAGCGTCGCGGCCCGTTGAGTGAGCCGGGCCGGCAAATTATCAGCGAGAAAGCAAAGCGACAGAACGCATCAGATTGGATGCGAGCCGCAGCAAGTCAGCATGCCAAGACCAGGATCGATCTAGCGCGCGATCCGAAAACCGGTAGGATTATGAAGAAAGCCCCACCGGAGAACCATGCTATCTGTTGGCCTAACATCGCTCCCTTGACTTTATGCCTAGTGCGCGCATACAATCAACCTATGACGCCCGAGCGCCTACGCGAGCTGATCGTGATGACCGGCCGCGATCGAGCATGGCTCACGCAAGCGCTCGGTTACGCGTCGGAGAACTCGCTACGACAAGCCGAGGCCGGCAAGCAAACGCTGCCGCCCGACAAGGCTGCGTGGCTCGAAGGCTATGCGAACCTACGATACGCCCTTGCTATGCGCGAATTTGACTGGCTCACAAAAAATCGCATTCGCCCCGAAAACACCTGTTGACTTATGCGTCGTCCGCGCATATATTCACATCATCAGAACAGAGCACACGCCAGCCCGGTGGAAGGCCCGGACCGAGGACCGATAAAAACGGTACGCCAGCAAGGGTCGCGCCGTTGAAGTCGGCGCCTGATGACGATGCGCTGCGAATGCAGCTGCGGCGGTGAGAACCACGGGAAGGGACACTGACATGTACACAATCGGCATTGCGAACAGCGTGTGGGAGACCAGCGCCGAGATCCGCGCGCGCCTGAATCAGGCTGACGAGATCGAGGCGCGACACATCAAGGCGATCGATCGCATCGAGCGCGAGGGCATCAAATACTCGAACGAGGATTTCGACATTCTCTCAGGAGCCCGGTACGCGGTTTGGCGACGCGGCGAGTGCGAGCGCCTTGGGCTGCCGACCAACTGTGGTCCAAATGAGTTCTGGGGCGCCAAGGCACGCGGGACTGCATAAAAGACGATTGATGATGCGGCCGCCACGGAGCGGCCGCCTGCCCGGGAGGCAGAACCCCCGGCGGGGCCCCACCCTCTCCGAGGTGGGGGCCGGATGAACCAGGAGCCGCAGCATCCCGCCGCGGACCTTTTTAGGAGGCTCTGATGAGCGCTTCTCAAATTTCTTCCCGCCACTTCGGCCGCAAGGCTGTTACCGCGCTTGCCCGCAAGAGCATCCGCGTGCTCGGCCCTACGGCCGTTCCCGACGAGCGCGGCTCGTTCCTCAACTCGTCGACGCACTACTCCGTCGACGATAACGGCTGCGGCCGGATCTGGTCTTACCGCCAGGTCACGGAGGCGGCGCGATGAGCGCCGCCAACTATTAGAGCAGTCATCACCACCAGCGCAAGAGCATGGCCCACCCACACGACGAGGCCGAATGCGATCACCATACTCGTAGGACCCACCGCAACTTCAGGAAACCGCAACTCTTGGAAAGGAACTATTTCTGTGACATCAACAGCACTTTATCGTGTATCGCTCAGCGCGGCGCTGAGCTTCATTCTGGCCGGTGTAGCAAGTGCATCCTGCCTGCCGCCGCCAGCCGTCTTGAAACCCGGTCCCGGCCAAGTCT